GTAGAGATATCTGCTTGGATAACTTCAAACGAGGATATAAACGCTTTATCTTTACCTGCTATTAAGTCAGATAATCCTGTAATAATCGAACCTTTAGGAATGTTAATAACTATAATCAGATAAGATATGTCTATAAAGATAAAAAGAAACGAAGCAGGTAACTGTATAAATTTTGAAGGCTCAAGTAATCCAACGTATTGGAACGCTTGTTTAAGTGCTGTTGTAGATGTTAATTTAACAAATACTGTTAACGTGGTAAATGACATAATAACAGCTCAACTAGGAGATGTAGAATATGAGTTTTACCAAATACCTTTTGAACAATTCTCAGACAAGGATGGTAACTTATTCGCAAATGCTCAAGAATGTGCAGATTACATAACTTTAAATGCTAATGTAATTGGACTAAGTGGTGATGGTATTGACTTAAACGGTGTAAATGTATGCTTTGGATTAGATGCGACAAGTACATCAATAATGTTAGATAATGGTTACTCTTATGGAGTAAATACTATACAATCTACAATTAATGCAGATGGTACTATTCATATAGTATCTGCAAATGGAGGAGATATTACTCACTTCTATGGTTTAGAGGTAGGTAATGCTTGTCTAGATAATGGTGTAATAGCTGGTGGACTTAATGATATTAATAATACTTTAAATGAACTATTCACAGTAGGTGCATTTGAAGCAGTAGTGATTGCAGACCCACATAGTACAATAGTTGCTGATGTAGGTGGTGTAGGTACTACAGGAGGCTTAGTTGGTAATGCAATTAATCCATCAGGAAATGACATAGGTGCAGGAGTTGAAGCACACTATAATAAAGCAGGTTATAAGTCTACAGAGACTATTGACCAATCAGGAGAGTACTTTACTTTCAATATGAGAAACGAAGGTGTCTTTGGAGCTTGTTTAGTTTTAGACGACATAGCAGACGCACAAGGTAATTTAACTTATGCAGACCCAACTAAATTTTGTGATGGTACTGGTGATGGTAATAATGGTATTCAATGGGGAATGTTCTTTCACCCTTCATCAGATGGACCCTGGACTCATTTCGGAGCTCAAACAGGTGCTATAGACGGTAGTGGTTTGAATGGTGCAGATGCATTTAGATATTCTAATGATGGTGCTAATTGGTTGGCAGGTGATGCTGAAGAGTTTAGAATCGGTATTGATGCTAATAGCTATATCTCTATGGAGTATTATAACAATGATACATCTTTATGGGTTGTAATTTCAAGAACTAACTATGCTGTAGGTAACAATGTAAAGTTTCATTTAGGTATTAAATTTTCTGACTCAGTTGTAAGATTAGTTGACAATCCAAAAGTACACTTATTAGAAGCTGTTGCACCTACAATGTATTTCAGATATATTGAGAGTCCAGATAATAACTTCGAGTATCCTTTATTCGCTACAGAAGAGGAAGCTTATTATTATGATTTAAATAGTGGTGGAACAGGAACGTCTCACACACATACTTATGCAGATGATGCAACTAGTACTATGTGGTATATGGCAGACAATGCTTCTACCATGACAGGGACTAGTGTACCAAGTGGAACTTATTTAACATTTATGAGTAACGCAGTAAATTATACAGAGATAACAAGTTTAACGGATGCAGATTTAACACCTCCAGCCTTTAGCTTTAGTGATATTTCACAAGAAGAGAATACTTCTGTTAACTTACAACTATATCCTTCAGGAGCTACTTTTAGCCAATCTGCAACAATAAGTCCTACAACAAGTGGATTAGTATATAATACTTATAGTCATTACTTACAAGGTACTTTATCGGACGTAGGTGCTGACACAGTTTATACAGTTACAGTAATTAGAGCTAATTCATATGGTTCTACTTCAAGTACATTTACAATTACAGCTACAGACGTACCAGTTGCTAGTACATTAACTACACCTTGGGACAAAGCGATTGTACTTAATGGAGCTAATGAATATCTAAAGCAAGAACATAATAGTAATTCTTTCAACCCAATTAATATGGGAGGTATGAACAACGATGTGTGGGGAGCTAACAATGGTAAAACATCTACAGATACAGATGCTAGACCTTGGAGTATTTCGCAAGTAGTTTATATAGATAATTCTAAACCTCAGTGTTATTTCTCACAGGGTGAAAATTCAGTCAATGACAGAATATCTTTAAGTACTCACGAAACAGGAGCTAACTCTAAGATAGAGTTCTATTGGGGACGTTCTACAGGTACAAATGGTGCTAATAGTAATGGAGTACAATTCTTATTTGATAAGCCTGCCGATGGTTGGTATGGTTATTACATAGATAGTACTGGGTTTAGACCTAACCAAACTCAATCAACTACAACTGCCTTAGCTTCTAACTTTAGATTTAAGCAAGTTGATTTATCTACAGGTACAGTAACAGATATCACAGGTACGTGGACAATAGTTGGTGATGGTAGATTAAATAGAGGTCTTAACGGTGATTTCTACATAGGTAGAGAATCAGATAGTAGCTTCAGCAGTAATCATTCTTTGAAAGTAGCAGCTACATTAATATCTACATTGAAAAGAGATTTCTTATTACCTGACGATACAGAGATATCTATGCAAGTAAGAGACCCATTGCAATGGGTTATTGATTATAGAGATGGAACACAGCAAAGATTAGCATATAATAATACTCCATATTCTTTTGATACATATTCAGAAAGATGTGTTCAGCTTTGGTTGATGGGAGATGGTTATTTGGATAGTTACTCTAATAACTTTAGAAATGACGTTAAGACTTCTGACCAAAGCTATACAATGCTAAGACTACAGAACATGGTATCTAACGATATAGAGAATGTAACTATTAACGGACTAACATAGTAATTAATAACAAGTAAATAAAAAACAATGAATGTATTTCAAAAAGCAGTAAACAACATTAAGTCAGGATTCGCTTCTTACACAGAAGTAACAAATTCGGCAAGTGTTGAGGTAAACCCAATGTTAAAATCATTGGAGCAAATGAATTATAGACCTAGATTTAAGTCTGTAGACAATCTAGAATACTTAACCTTTGGAGCATCTGATGATATAGATATTATGATTGATAAGCTGATGTACAAGTCAGCTACTCACTCTGGTATTATAACAAAGAAAGCTAAGATGATTACAGGTTCTGGCTTATCGGTTGATTCTCAATTGATTGGAACTAAAAACGCTAGGTTAAATACATTAATAAAACATGCTGGTGGTTCTAATGTAGGGCTTTATCAATTGATAACTAAGTCAGCATTTGAATATACTAAGAGTGGTGCTTGTGGCATTATCGTAGATTACGGTAAACCTAGAGATGGTAAAGTTATACCTGATGGAATCGTTAAATTTACAGCGGTTCCTGCAAGAGCAATGAGATTTGCTAGACCTAATGACGCAGGTGAGTATACTCATATTATATATAAGAAGTCATTTAAGTCTGGAGCTTTAGTTCCTGACGCAGAGTCTATTCCTTTATTTGACCCTTTCGCACCTAAGGTAGAAAGACAAATAATCTATGTTAAGAATCCTTATTCTATCTTAGATAGTTACGGATTACCTAACTGGATTGGAGCATTTAACTTTATTGAAGCTGATTTTGAATTTGGTGTACAGATAGAGAATGCTGCTAAGAATGGATTTACTCCTAAGACTCATATTACCATGATTGGTAGAAACATGAGTAAAGATGAAAGAAAGGCTGCTGCTGAGAATATTCAAGACAAAATGTCTGGTTCTCGTTCTGACCAAGTTCTTGTATCTTTTGTATCTAGAGAATCTGAGAAACCTCAAATAGATATGCTTGACTCTAGTCATTTAGATAAGACTATTGAAACAATGAGTAGGTTAAATGATGCTAAGATATTAACAGCACACAATATTACATCTCCAACTTTATTTGGAGTTATGACAAGTGGTCAAACAATGGGAGGAACAGGTACTGAAATGATAAGTGCTTTTAACCTGTTTAAGGCAACTGAAATCATTCCTGATAGAAAGGTTATCATAGATGCTTTTAGTTCTTTATTTGACATTACAGAGCTTGTAGGAGTTGAATTAGAGATTATAGACGAGGACATCAATGTAGATTTCAAAACAAAACCTGTTGAAGGTGGAAATGCTGATAAGAATCCTAATGCTAATACTAACAAAAAAGAAACTAAATAATGGCAGAGAATCTATTTATAAACGCGGAGTTTTTCAAGAGGAATATTCCGCATAAGCAAGTGTTTGACACTAACCAAGTTATGTCAGCAGTAAGACTTATACAGAAAACTAATTTAGTTAGTATTATTTCTGTTCCAGTATATGATAATTTTCAAGATAAGATAACTAGTGGTGAGGTTTTTACAGTTGCTGAAGAAAAGTTATTTGAAACTATGCAATTGTTTTTAGCAGTGAAGGTTGCTCAAGAATTGATTGATACATCTCCAAGTGCAATGGCAGATAATGCAAATGAATCGCATTTATCTTATGGAAATAAATCAACATTAATGGAGGCTCGTATAATTCGAGATATAAACAGAGATGAGGACTTGTTGGCTTTAGCTCAAACAGGTACCGATACTTTCGATACTGAAGAAATGTCTCAATCAGGCGGTTTCTATTTCGGTTAATATTTTTTGCTTAATTAGTAGGTAGAGTTAGTTGTTCTCTACCTACTTTTTTTGTGCCTTATAGTTTAAATTCTTTTGTTACTCTAATCCCTATAAATAGATTCCTATCGACTACACCTAGATTCAGACCATCTCTTGCACCATTCTCGTAATAAAGTCCAGATTCAAACTTAAAGCCTCCTTTTATATTTCTAATCAAAACTGACTTTGCTCCAACCCATTCATTTGTAGTGCTTCCTACATATCCACCCCAAACTTGTAGCGAATACTTTTTATCTAATTCATAGAATAAATTTACAGAAGCCTTGCTGACCACTATATCATTCATACCTATCGCTGTTCCTGTAGAGACACTTATTCGTCTCCATTTCTCTTGACTTAATGTTACTGTAGCTATTAATAAAGCTATTGATAATAATAGTGTTTTCATTATATTTGATTTATTGTTTGTATTAATGTATAAATTAAGTGACTTACAAATAACACTCCTAGTATTGATGCTATAAGTGTCAATATATCTTTTACTGATTCATCTGTGTCTACCATTTTATTTTTGTTTTATTTTTTTCTATCAGCAATATCTTCGTCTGATAATTTAGTTATTGGTATTATTTTCACTAACTCAGATACAATTCCAAAAGGACATCCAAAGTTAATTTTCTCTTTATCATTACTTACTTTATCAATGTTACCATAGATTCTGTCTTTAACTTTAGATGTATTGAATATCTTTATCTCTGTTTCATTATAAATAACAGTAAGGGTCTCATTGTGATTAAATGAATCTTTAGTCCATCTAAAATACTTATCACTATAATCACTGTACTCAAATTCAATACTCCCACTGTCAGCAGAGGTATTGAATCTAAAAAACAGTTCTAGAATAGTGGTTACACTCTTCATTGAAATCATATACTATAATTCATAGTTAAATACCTGAGAAGAATTCTCATCTTCATAGAATTTATAATTATGTAAAGCTGTATTAACTTTATCTTTACCTCTCTTCATAAAGAATTCAGAGCAAGTATAAATACCTATATCATAAGGCTCTACAGTCTGTACTACTACAAATATAAACTCTTTATTGTTAAGAGAATTAGTAACACTAGCTTGTATATCATAACCTAATTCATTTGCATCATACTTGAACTTACTTAAAGGCTTAGATGTAGTTTTTAAATCAATAGATACAAAGTCAGTATCGTAATCTATAATACATAGACCGTCAAACTCTTCGTCATATCCATTAGCAATACCTTTTACAGTAACCTCTGCTTGACCATCAGTAAAGTAATCTTCAATTATTCCTGTAGCTTTACACTTTCTTAGAATCTTATTAGCAATAGCCATATCTTTCATAGATACAAACTCCTTGCCTTTATTGTCATCTGCAACAGCTGATAACCAATCTTTGTATTTCTTAGTAGAACTAGGTCTAGCTCCACCAATTTCTTTACAAATATCTCTATCGTCTATAATTATGTATCTTTTAGAGAACTCATCTGGTTCTAGTATCAAGCAATGAACTAGAGTACCTAATGTCATTGATGCAGTTGTAGACCATTTCTTTTTTAAGTATGAAGTTAAACTCGATACACTTACGAACAGCTTTTTAAGCTGTGAGGGAGAGAAGTAATCTCTCCCATGTCTTAGCTCTAACATATTATTTACCTGTATATATAGTTGAATCTTTCTCTATAAACTCTCTGTAAACTGCATTGTTTACTTTGAATTGGTGATTAGAAGACTTACATAAAAGTATTCTCTGTACAGTACCAGCTTCTGTGTAGATTGTATTAACCCACTCAACATCTGTAGCACCTGTCACAGGACAAGACCATCTCGGCAAACCTTTCTTAACACCTTCATGACTAATAGTTCCCATATAAGGTCTTAGTTTCATATATAATTCTTCTGTAGTAACGATATCTCCAATGTTATAATCTACCATCTTTTGTAAATACTCTTTCTTTTGAGATGGAGTTCCATATTGAATCATTTTCCACATTCTAATACCTTCATGTGATTGCTTTAATGTTAAGCCAAAATACTTAGCCATATAAGCCATCGAGTAAGACTGTAGTTTAAAGACAGTTTTTACTTTTCTGTAGATATCAAATGATTTTACAAATCTATTTAAAGGCAGACCATGATAAGCGGCTCTAGTAGCTACTAACTTATTATCGAATGAATTATTGTTTTGACCAATTACCATATCACATTGATTGTAGTAAGTCATAAACTCAGTCATCATCTTTTTATCACAACCATCTTTCCATGTTAAAGCATACACTTTATCTTCTCCAACATATTTCCATGCTATTGATATAATTCTAGTCTGACCTTCTATTCCCTCTACTAATTGTGTATGGTTAATATAAGTCTTACCTGTTCCCCAGTGTTCTATTCTAACTAAAGATGTTTCGATATCATATACCATAGTTTTACCTACACCACTTTTACCTTGTCTAATTTTCTTTTTCTTAACTTTTACATCAGGAATAGTGCTGTTAGTTAAAGCTCCTTGCGCTAAATATGCTCTGTATTCTGATACAGCTCTTTTTACAGTATCTTCATTTCTTCCAGCAAACGCATCTGATAAACTAAATTCGTATATGTCTTTAATCTTGTTGTTATTTACATCTATATTATGCTTTTTTAAATAACTAAATACCTCGTACTTTAATCCTTTCTTACTCATGATTGTTGTTTTAAATTAATTTAATTACTCCGTTTTCTATAGATAATTTTTCGAATGCATTATCACCATCTCCGTCTCCTAATTGTGCTATCTCTTTCTTCATATCTTCGATATAGTAAACTCCATGGCTTTCACCTTTTAAAGCTCTTCTAGTGTCTTTGATTGCGTCAAGTATAGCTGTAGATGTTATTAAACTAAAGTAAGTGTATGCTGATGCGAAATCTTTATTATACTTAAATACTTTTAACAATAACATATCTACTATCTTAGGTTTGATAATGAACTCAACATCAAACTCTGAGAAACGATATTTTAATCCTCTTCTATAAACTGACACCTCAGCGAATAGTAATATAACAGAACCAAGCTCTTCTGTGTATTTTCCTAATGAGATAGTCTCCTCCACTGCTTTCTGGATGACTTTTTTATCTAACGTCATTATTCTAATCCTAATCCATTAATAATATTATCAATCTCATTTAGATTAAGTTCAATCTCATACATACTGTATCTTGAGAATTTACTTATTCTTCTAGGACTTAGTCTTAGGTTCTGTTCGCTTATAGCTAAAACAGCTTTAATAATTGTATTCTTGAAATTTATGTTATCCTCTCTATCTATACTCATATCGTCTTGTTCGTCATTATTTTTACTATATTTTACAGGAATATACCCTTCGTCTTTAATTAACTGCTCTTCTGATTTCATTTGTTTAGTTTTAAAATTTCCTTAGTTGCCTAAGTCTATTAGCTGAACACTGTGGACAACCCTCTCTATCTGTAACGTGTGCTGATTTTCTTTTATGGAATACTCCATGAACAGGACATATAATTTTAAGTTTATTTGAGAATGTTATATCTTCTTCTTTTATTAAACTGTAATCATATTTAACGCCATGAACTTTTTCTGATTGTACTACTAAGTAATGATATCTGTTTACAACTTGTGTTCCCTTAGGACTTCTCATTTGTTTTAACTTAGACATTTTTAATCTGTAGATAACTCCATCGTAATCTGTACCTGTAAAGTAGATAGCTCTTAAACCATTTGTTCTACTTACTTTTAAAGAGAAATCAACTAAGCCAAATCTAGTAGCGTATCTTTGAGCGATTCTTCTATCTTCAGCCTCAATACCTATCTTTTTATCTGCTCCCATTTCTCTAACTCTTTTTTAAAGAACTTACCTAATACATTGTCATTAAGCCAATTACCTTTAGGATTTAATACATCTAAATTAAACATATATTTAATCTCTAAATAAGTTAATTGTTTAGGTGTATAAGACCAATCTAAAATTGTTTTAGTATGACATTCTCCGTTCTTTATTCGTTGTTTAACATCTCCATTAGATGATTCGTAAGTTCTCCAATTACTTTCTTTTACAACCATTTCATAAAGCTTCTTTCTTTTATCAGTGACAAGTGCCGCCTCTTTCTTTCCGAAATTTCTTTTTCTTCTAGAGTAGAGGTTTTTCTTACCTAAGTATTTATCACCGTTATTGAATTCTATAACATATACAAATCCAATAGCATTACCTTGAGGTGCTAAAACCTCTTCGCCATCTTTAAACCAATCCATATTATTTTGTTTTAAATTCTATCTCCTCCTGCTTGACAGGCTTCTCTTTTTTCTCATGAGCAAGTATATCTCTAGAAAACAATTTGTTTCCAAAGGCATCCTTCTCATAAAACCTAGAACTCATGTTATCGTAAAATAAACTAATTCTACCAACAGCACCCATAATTTTAGGTTTTACTTTTAGTATTTGAATAATAGTCTCATTACGTTCATAAGGTTGGTCTGTATCAGGATTAATTAATTCTACTGGCGGTCTCCATAAAGACATAACCATATAACCCTTTCTACTCCACATCATACCACCCATAGTATCAAAGAAAGTTGGTTGAGGATAGTACAACATCATTGTACCATCTTCTCTCTTCTTTGTTAGCATCTGCATAGCTTTCGTATGGATAGCTATAAATGTGTGAATGTTTTTCTCTGAACTAAATTTCCTAACCCTTGTTAGAAATGAGCCTAAAGCTATATCATCTCTCTTGTTATCTGGATTAAAGTTTAATTCAACAATAGGGTCAATAACTATTGCATCAATCTTGATATTATCTTCTTTTTCGATATCCTCTACAGCTCTGAAGAATCCTTCTGCATTTAAATCTTTTAAACCACTATCAATAATATAAAAGTGTTTTGCTAAGAATGCATAGGCATCTTCTACTTCTTTTTCAGTTGCATTAGCTACATTAGGAATATCATGTCTTAGGTATGGTTTACGTAACCTTGCCCATAACATCTCAGCATACAAGTCAGTTGGGCTACCGCCCTCAGGACTAAATATTGCTATCTTGTAATCACTATGCTCTGCTAGGTTTAATAATACTTCATATAATATAGCTGTCTTACCTACTGCAGGTGAAGCAATTATAAATGTCATACTACCTTTCTTAACAGAATACTTCTCATGAAAGTTCTCGAAGCCTACGTGGTTTCCACGCTTTAAACCATTCTCTCTTAGAGAATCTAGATTAGCACGAACACTATCAATTCTGTGTACGTTCTCATTGTTTGGTTTGCTTTCTTTTAAATCTATCATAATTATTTACTTATTTTAAATATCCTTCTAATTCTAATAATGAATCTAACTAACCTCATAAATAACTTTCTTTCTTCTAAACTCATAATGGTTTTAGAATCAAAGTCTTCGCTACCTAATGCTGCTTTTCGAATCATACCCTTAACATTTGTGTATATCTTCATCTTTTGTGTTAAAATTCCTATATCTCCTTTTAAGTCTGCATCAACTATAGTGCTACTATCTGATAATAACCCTGTTAGTTCTTGCAATTCTTGTATCTCTTTACTTATTAACCCATCTAATCTATCGACTAATAGGTCATGACTTACTTTACTCATAATGGTTTTTTATTTGTTAATATTAAATCACCTATATCATCACCATCTTTAGATGCTTCAGATTCTTCCATAACCTTATTAACACTTATACCCATTGGTTCTAATTTAGTTTTCCATAAATCATAACCACCTTTGTCAGGAATAGCGTCAACGCCTAAGCCTCTAAGTACTGATAACTTTAATGGGCTTAAATTACTTAAACCTCCAGTAGCTATAAATAAATCACTACTAAAAACAAGCGATGCTATAAGACAAGTTTTTTCACTTTCAACTAGATATATTGTTCCTTTGCTTCTATCAAAACCCTCTATAAGATGTTCTCCGAATAAGCATTGCTCTAAAACAAAGTCATCTAAAAAATTATGGCTCCAATATATTCTTGAGTAAGGCTCTTTAATTCTTTTACCGTTTGTACCGTATTGAATTATTTTACCTGTTCTAAACCTATTGTCTGTATCTTTTTGATAAAAGACTGTTGAATTTCTCCACTTTTTATCAGTAGACATAACTAGGTATTTACTAAAAACATTTTTTACCCTGCTTTCCTTAAATCTAGTTATTAAGTACTTGTATAAATTGTCATTGAATTGCCCTGTATATACATCTGATTCCTTTAGGTATGTGGTAATAGGAGGCACGTACTGAAAATTGCTTACAACAACTTCGTTGCTCTCAGGTTTCTTGTGATAACCACAACTTGATTCTGAATTACATCTACCAGTATCATCTCCTAAATAATTACCATCGTTATCAATGTATTTAGCAAAACTCTTCTTCTTATTACAATTAGGACAAGTATGTCTTGAGGTCTGACCTTTGTAAGGTTCTAACTCATATTTAAACTTATTCATATTTATAGTTTTACATTAATAATAAGGGGAGGTAGGGAGCCTCCCCAATTGAATTTGGTAAGTTAATACTAGAAAGGTAAGTCATTGTCACCGTCATCTAAAGTTACATCATTCGATGCTACTTGAGCTTCTCCACCAAATACAAACTCCTTACCACTTGATTTAAGGTAGTTTTTAGGTGCTTTAGCGGCACGTTCGTCCTTACTTTGAGACTCTACTACGTAATGCGTATTACCATAGTCATCTGGAGTTTTTCTTTCCATTACAGTCATACTATAATAGTGAGAACCATTTGCGTTAACTTTGATTTTTTCTTTGTTAATCATTTTAACGTCGATACTAATGTTGATAATTTTACTCATAATTGTTGTTTTTAATTTAATTAAGATAATTCTCCTTTTGATTTTAATAAATCTACAAGACCTACTACTTCAGAGTACTTTTGTTGGCTCAAGAAACCTAATAATTGGTTCATATCCTCGATGCTGTAAGTTACCTTTGTAGGTTCTGCTTTTTCTTCTACTGCTTTTGCCATTACTTGCTTTTTAGTTTATTCATTATATAATCCAAAACTATTACCTCATTATTTTGAGATTCATAGTTTCTCCTTAATATATCATTACCAATCTTAGACGGTATAACGCCCTCAACTTCTAATAATATTTCTTTCAACTTGTTTACAGCGAAAAAAGACTTAGCATATATCTTATTCAATGCTCTCTCTCTTATTTGCGCCTCACTTAGTTTATCCATCTAGTTTTCGTTTGTCTTTATTTGACCTTCAATTCTATCTACTACTCTGCTGTAGTTAGCCATATTAATATAAGTTCCTTCTGAATAGTAATCTAATGCTATAAATGCGTCTAATATAGTTTCTAAGTCATCAGTTGTAATAGCCACAAGATTAGGTGGTTGTACTTTTTCAAACCTATCAATCCTATAAGATTTAAATCCTTTATTTACATCACATTCATTAACAGTTATAGCACTGTGGCTAGTAACTCCACCAAAAGTATCTTTTACAGTATAAGTTTCACCTTCCACT